CTTTAGAAGTTCAATTAAAATATGAAGGTTTATTAAGGGACATTGAAAAATGCCGTGCAGAAAGAGTGCAAGCACAAATGTTTGTTGCTAATACTATGCAGGGACCACCTGAAATGCCACCTGCTCCAGCTACTGGACAGAATTCAAATGATATGAAAAAAGAATTTCATGAATCAAAAGGTATAACACCTGAAAATGCAGAAGCAAAAGCAAAAGCTTTAGCTGATTCAATTAAAAAAGAATCTGATAAAAGAACACTTAAAAAAACTAGTTAGTTATGAGTATAAAAGTTACACGTGAACAAGTAGAGCAAACTATTAAGCAAATGACTAATTACAAATGGTTTGAAAAAGGTAACTATAATCTTAATATTGTGGGTATAAGAAACTCAAATACTAAAGGTAAAGTTACAAACCGATTTGATGATAAAATCACTTTGTCTTATAAAATAGGAACTGATGAACATGGTAATGGTGGTGAATGGCAATTTCACTCTTTTGATTGTACAACAGATCCTGGAACTCATTGGGTTGAAAACATAATGAGAAAAGAAGGTGTTGCTATATTAAAACCTGGACAATATAGAAGTAGTCATAAAATTAGAAAGCATCAAGGTAGATATGAAGCTTTAGGACAGCAAAAACCTGTTAAAGTTTATAGAGATGATAATCTTGATCAATGGTATAATTTAAATGAGGATTCTGTACAAGAAGGTTTATTTGGTATAAATATTCATAGAGCAACTAAATATGCAGGTAAAAAATCTACACAAGTAGATAAATGGTCTGCTGGTTGTCAAGTAATTGCATCTAATGATGATTGGAAATTATTTATGAAAATTTGTAGAAAAGCTAGAGATACATGGAGTAACAATTTTACATACACATTATTAGATAGTGATAAATTATTACAAACATGGCTGTAGTTAATAAAGTAGATAAGAGAGTAAAAACAAGTAGGGATCTGGTAATAAAATATCAGATTCTTACTTATTGCTTTCTAAATGAAATACAAATAAGCAATTCTGATTTAAATTGTTTAGCAGAATTAGCAAAGAAAGGAAGAAAAGAACTAACATCTTTTTGTCAGTATATATCCAAAAAGGGAATTTTTAAAAGTTCACAATCTTGTAGAAATGCACTTGCAAAAGCTGAAAAGAAAAAACTAATTATTAAAGATGGATCTAATAAAAAAACAATATATCTTAATCAAGATATAAATGTTCAAACTGAAGGAACTATTTTGTTGGATTATAAAATTTTAGGAATTGAAACCCAAGAATCATAAATCTTTTTTTAAAGACGTTGCTGAAGAGTGTGAAGTACACAAGGATGTAGTAGATGATTTAATAAATTTTTATTATGCTAAAATAAGAAAAAATTTATCTAACTTAGAAAATATAAACTTATCTGTTTCTAATTTAGGTACATTTAGTATAAGAAAAACAAAATTAGAAAAAGCAATTAAAAAAAATAAAGATATATTAGGTAACTTACATAAAATGAAATATAAAGATTATGATAAATATGTTCCTGTAAAAGCTAAATTAGAAACAATGGAGGTATTATTGTCTAAATTAAATAAATCAATAGAGCAAAAAAAGAAATTTAAAAATGAGAATAAATAAATTAATTGGTGCATTAGGTAATATTAAACAAATTGCTGAAGGTATTAAAAATAAAGTTTTTAAAAATGATGATGTTGAAGCTGTTGCAAAATTAAGATGGCAATATTGTTCTGTATGTCCAGCTTTAGATACTAAAGGTAATAAATGTGCTATGAAAGGTACACAACCTTGTTGTGCAGATTGTGGATGTAGTTTAGGTTTTAAATTAAGATCCCTATCAACTGAATGCCCAAGAAAAAAATGGAAAGCTATAATGGATAATAAAACAGAAATGGAATTAAAGAAAAGTATAAAAAATAACGAAGATGCCAGTAATATTTAAATCAGACGGTCATATTTATGAAACGCTTAATGAAAATCTTGAAAAAGATCAAATTAAGTGGACTAGTGTTACATCATTTGTAGGTATGTTTAAGCCTAAATTTGATGCAGAAAAACAAGCTAAAAAATCTTCTAAGAATAAAAGATCTAAATGGTATGGTATGACACCAAAAGAAATATTAGCAGCTTGGGATGGTGAATCTCAAAGAGCTATAGGTTTAGGTAATTGGTATCATGATGAAAGAGAAAAAAGATTATTAGAATTTAAAACTATTGAAAGAGATGGTACAGAGGTTCCAATAATAAAACCTATTGTAGATCAAAATGGAATAAAAATTGCACCAGAACAAAAACTTTCTGAAGGTGTATATCCAGAACATTTTGTTTATTTAAAATCTGCAGGATTATGTGGTCAAGCAGATTTAGTAAGTATAGTAAATGGTAAAATTAATATACTTGATTATAAAACAAATAAAGAAATAAAAGAAAAAGGTTTTACTAATTGGGAAGGTATTACTTCTAAAATGTATAATCCTGTAAGTCATTTAGATGATTGTAATATTAAACATTATAATCTTCAATTAAGTTTATATGCATATATAATTAAAAAACATAATCCAAAACTTAAAATTGGTAATTTAGAAATACAACATGTTATATTTGAAAAAGAAGGAGAAGATAAGTTTGGTTATCCAATTACAAAATATAATAATCAAGATGAACCAATTATAAAAGAAATAAAAATGTATAATTTACCGTATTTAAAAGATGAAGTTCAAAGTCTTATAATGTGGTTAAAAGACAACTCTTTATGTTAGTAAAATTATTTGATATTCAAAATAGTAAAGTTGTTCCTACTGAACACTGCTATACATTAAAATCATTAAAAAAAATAATGGAAGAATATCCAGATACATATTTATCTGTATATCAATATGTATTTTATATGACATGTCCTGATCCAGATTTAAATCCTTTTTTTAATATGCCTGAGCATGAAAAAGAAGATATGATTATAGAAGAAATAGGTTTAGAAGAATCTACAGAAGATGGACCTATTAGACATGCTATAGATACATGTAAAGAATTATATGAAACTCCTACATATAGAGCCTATAAAGGAATTAAAACTATGTTAGATAGATTAGCTAGGTATATGGAAACTACATCTATTGATCATGGTAGAGATGGTAATTTAACAGCATTAGTTAATACTGCTGCTAAGTTTGATCAGATTAGACAATCTTTTAAAGGTGCATATACTGATATGAAAAATGAACAACAAAGCTCTGTCCGTGGTGGTCAGGGTCTAGCTTATGATCAATTATAAATTTAAATTTTAAAACTATGCAAGTAATACCAATTGGAAAAAAGGTTTTAGTAAAACCAGTAGAAAGAAAAACACAAACTAAAGGTGGAATATATTTACCTGAATCACAGCAAAAACAACCTCCACAAGGAGTTATTGTTGCTAGAGGTGAAGATGTTACAAAAGAACTTCAAGTAGGGGATACAGTTAGATGGCTTATGGCAATGACTGATGAAATTGAATTTATGCATGAAGATGAAAAACATTTAGTTCTTTCTGATACTACTATTATTGCTAAAATAAAGGATGTATAAAAAAATTCCTACATATAAAAATGGAGAATGGATATATAAAGAATTTGATACACAAGAATCTTTTATAGAATTTCTCTTAACAATTTTTAAAGAACCAGGGCAGTATCAGTTTGATGAAACTGCCTTGTTGTTTAATGAGCAAGCTACAATATTTAATGATGAAGGATATTATTGTAATAAACCTTTTAGATCTAAAGACTTTATTAAATATTGGAATTTTGAAAAAGAAAAATGTAGAGAAGGTGTAATATATTATGGAAAGAAAAATATCTTTTATGTAACAAGAGATTATTATATGTGGTTAAACTTCTTACCAATTTTTGATAAAGAAGAAAAAAAATACGGATTTGCTAAAGTAAGAGATGCTCAATATCATATGGCATTATATGAATTACTTGCAGAACTACATTACAGACATGCAGCAATATTAAAAAAACGTCAGATAGCTTCTTCATATTTTCATATGGCTAAAGTTATAAATCAATTTTGGTTTGAAGAAGGATCTATATGTAAAATAGGTGCATCACTTAAAGACTACATAAATGATAAAGGATCTTGGAAGTTTTTAGATGAATATAAAACTTTCCTTAATGAACATACTGCTTGGTATAGACCATGTACTCCAGAAAAAGTTTTATTATGGGAACAAAAGATTGAAGTTAGAATAAACAATAGAAAAACTAATAAAGGTCTTATGTCTAAAATACAAGGTGCTTCTTTTGAAAAAAATCCAACAACTGGTGTTGGTGGACCTTGTACTTATTTTTTTCATGAAGAAGCTGGTAT